ATCAGTGTGAATACATCGACATGACCGCCCTTAGACGCCCAGCATGGGACTATATAGCAAAAGGTGAGGTTGCGTACTGCATAGAGACTAATGACGAGATACCATAAGGCTGTGAGGCTTTCTATGTTGATATTGAATAGGATTTGAATAGAGTGACCAACAAAGACGGTATACACCACGTAATAAGGCACAAAATTGCGTATGGAAAATTAAAATCATACTGCGGACTTACCGTATATAGATTTGATATGCCAATTGAACTAGACCATGCAAGGGCTTGTGTAATGAATGGAACATATGTACAGCCGTGTAAGAATTGTATGAAATCTGCCCTTAAAAGTGAATAGGAGAATAAAATGGAAATAAGAATACAGTCTAAAGATTCAGTGTATTCAATAACAATCGGCTATAGCACGTCATGGTTTGGTCAAATGCATTTCTTTGGAATTGCCAGAGAGTATTATGATAACGGTGAAGTATATTTTGCTGAGTCAGTATTTCATAGTTAGAAAGTTAATGTCTGCTGTGCAGGTGAATTTAAAGCGTACTAAAGTAGATGGCCAAACAGAAAGCTACTGTGGCGGAAGGATTAAGCGGAAACGTGACTACTTGAAAAAGGTGAAATCAGGAGTTATTACCTGGACACTTGCATGGCAGGCTCCATACAACAGAGAGAGAGTGATTATGGATATATTTAAATTTATAAAGTTAAGTAAGTGGTTTAATAGAAAATCACAGCATTATATATTAGGTGGTTGGTGGACACATAAGTCTTGGTTATACAATGGAAGAGAAAAACTTAAATATCTATTGCGATATCCGGTAGCATGGGTTGTTTTTATGTGGTTATCTAGAGATGAGTATATAAAATGAATAGCGATAAAATAAAGCCAGTTAGTTGTTGTAAGCCAGGAACTTATGAGTGTCAAATACCTATGCCTATCAACGGTAGGCGTCAAGATATAGATTATTGCATATCTGATATAGTGGCCGCACTAAATTCGGCAAATATAAAAACTACAGCTAGCTGTTGCGGTCACGGAAAGCGATCTGCATCAATAATTATTGACGACGGGAGAATAATTGAAATAAAGAATGCTACGAGACCTTGGAATAATGAGTAAACTTAACAAAGTTACAGAGATTATACCGGATGATATACCACGATGGGCTAGTGACGCTATAAATAATGGTGATTTTTTTAAAGTTTGTATTGAAAAAGTTACCTTCCTAGAGCGTGAAGTTAATAATTTAAAAAATAACCTGACCTCTAATCAGGGACATAATTGCTGCAACCGAAGTAACGAAGGAGAGAAGGATGAACTATGACGTGGCGTGTCCGTACTGTGGCGAGAATCTAGAAGTTTGTCATGATGACGGGCTCGGAGTAGAAGAAGATACTCCTCATGAGATGGAATGCTATGAATGCGAGAAAAATTTTGTGTTTTACACAACGATATCGTTTAGTTACGAAGCTAGCATTGCAGATTGTTTAAATGGGTCTGATCATAAATTAAAGCCGACTACCACTTACCCTAAAGAGTACACAAGAATGGCTTGCAGCGATTGCGGTTACAGCAGAAGAATGACAGGGGTAGAGCTGAAAGAGGCTTTAGTTAAACAGGAGAAAGTTACATGAAATTCATTTCTTTAGATAATGCAGCAGGTATATTTAATGGTTATGTGTCAAAGAAGTTTAAAAACCATTCTGATGCAGCTAAACATTACAAAGTAAGCAGGCAATACATCTCTCAGATAATGTTAGGATTAAGGCCGATGAATAAGAAAATGGCTGAAGATATCGGAGTAAAAAAAGTTAGAGGATTCGTCTCTATCGCTTGACATTAGGATCAGGTAAGTTAATATTAAGAATACCCCGAGCCGTGAAGGCCCGAGGTTAGAATCGGAATAGTTTTGCAGGCTGCCGACTCGATGAGCACATTATAGCACATCTAGTTTAAGCCTGTTAAATCTTCCGCGTCAGACAAACGAGAGATGGTTAACCATGGAAAGAGAAATTCTAAAAATAGCCGAAGAAAGGACTAAAAACATGCTCACAGCTACGGTAAGAGCGTACAAGCCCTTAACTATTCAGAATGCACTCATATCAGCATATCTTCAAGGTATCGCTGACTTAGCTACTGCGTTAACCGGGGATGTATCGCCCGATGTCAAGAAAGACAGGCACCAATAAAACACACGATTGGGCTAGCTTAGCCGGACTTGCGTAAGGTATCGGTAGATCGAACAGTATTTCAGGGTGGAACTAGGCTGTTCGGGAACGAATTACGACTTTTTGAGTAATGTAGATATTATTAAGGATAAGTAATATTGGCATAGGGCTAGTACTTAGTACTTACCACCCCTAGCTAGATTATGTCTATATACAAATATTAACCAAGAAAAGGTAAATAACATGGGCTGTTTTAGTTTTTTATGCAAAGAGTGCGGGGAAGGAATTATATCTGATTCATTCAGAGGTGAGAAAGTTAAGCTATTTCTACTCGATAAAGGAAATCAAAATGCCAAGTAGCTACTGGAAACCAAGTCAACAAGACAAAAACTCAATAAGCGCAGGTAATCGCAAGGTACGAATGAACACTCTAGCATCCACTCATCAGGTCAGAGACGCATTTTGCCCACATTGTCACAAAGAGATGCTATTAAACACCGAAAGCGGCAGATACATGACCTACGGTGGCTCATACCATCATTGTGCTAATTATAGGAGTGAGCTATGAATGCGTATACAACAATTTACTGGTTTATGTACCCAAAGCATTACAATTTTCTTGTAAAGTCTGGAATGGGGACAAAATGGAATCCAGGGATGATATTGATAACCAAGAGCGTTCATAAAATACATAAAGGTACTAATCTAGACGATACGATAATCGATATTGTTAGTATGGTAGCAGCTCTAGCCTACGAAATTTACGGTGAACAAAGAGTTAAAGATGCGCTGAAAGAGGCCGATAGTAGTTGACAAGTGACAAGTAGTAAATTACTATTAATTTACTGGCTTTTTAAATTAAAGGAAACCTAATGGATATAAATGATCTAACTATCGGGCAAGCTAAAGAGTTATCTAACTTATTCGGTAAAAATAATTCTGGGGGTATTTTATCTGAAGTCTTAGGAAGATATGTAATTGTCCGCAGCAGGAATGAAGGAATAAATTCGGGTTTTGTTGAGATGGCTGACGAGACAGGAATTGTATTAACAAAAGCAAGAAGAATTTGGTATCACAAACCAAAAGATAAATCGGAATCCTGGTATGAAGGAGTGGCTAATACAGGGTTAAGTTCTGACTCAAGGATATCAAGCTCTGTAGAGCAGAAAATAATAGTAGAGGATTATTCTGTAACTGTTTGCTCCTCTATTGCCAAGAAGTCAATTATCGAGGCATTATCTAATGAACAAAGTTAAAGACCTTGTAATAACGTATGGCGATGGCGATGGCTCTGGCTCTTGCTCTGGCGATGGCGATGGCTCTGGCTATGGCTCTGGCTATGGCTCTGGCTATGGCGATGGCGATGGCGATGGCTCTGGATCTGGATCTGGGTATAGCGATGGCTCTGGATCTGGATCTGGCTATAGCGATGGCTCTGGATCTGGATCTGGATCTGGATCTGGCTGAATACATCGGAGGATCTTATGAACTACGACCACACGGTAAGATTAGCACTACAAGAGCTAGAGTTATGTAAGTTGTTAAAGGCTCAAGGGTTTGTAAGATCTGATTTATTCCAGAAGCTTGGAGTTTATTATTTAAGGTTTGGAGAGCATGGAACGCCGATCACTTTCGGCTTTAGCACGAAAGATTGTATCGAGGAATTGCGACATGTTTAGAGCTGTCCATAAAAGGTACTGGCGAGGATGTCTGACGTACATAGTCAGAAACGACTCAGACAAAAAAGAAGCTAAATGCACGAGATATGGCACGGAAGAAGGCTGTCTTAATTACGTGAAAAGCTTAATAGAGAGAATGAACTTTTCAGAGAATCAGGCAAACGCAGGAAAAACGAAAAGGATGACTACTTTTTTACAGAAAAGTCTACCGGAGGGTTAAATGATTGACACAAGTTTCAAGTTAATGGAGCACACAATGAGCGCACTAGACCCAGTAAAGCAGGACATTAAGAAGATTCAAAAGGAATACGTCTCACAAGACATGTCAAAAGAAGCTTACATTAAATGGATACATGAAAAAGTAAAAACCGCTGACGAAGGAGATATTCGCCAAGCAATACTACATGACGCCAATTCAGAATTATGTTTATTGCATCGGGATTATTCAACAAAGATACTTTCTACCCTGTCATATACAATGTACGAAATACTAACTAAATACTTTGAGGAATCTTACCCGCATGAATGAACTAATGAAAGTAGAAGGATTAAACGCAATCGACCTTTTTGAAAAGAAAGAGGTTGGAGTATTAATCTCAGGAATACAGGAGCAAGCAAGGGCATTGATCCCTGATATCTCAGATGAGAAAGGCCGTAATGATATTAACGACCTTGGGAAAAAGGTTAGAAAATGCTCTAAGGTATTGGATGACCTAGGGAAAACTCACGTAGCCTTTTTGAAGGCTTTACCTAAAGAGATAGATTCTCAACGTAAAAAGATGCGCGAAGATTTAGACGAGCTTTACACCGAGGTCAGAAGCCCCCTAACAAACTGGGAAAATGAAGAAAAGGCTAGACTTGAGTTAATCCAAATTAAAATTAATGCAATGATGGCGATGCCATGCGGGGTTGCCAGTGAAAGAATAAGCAACAAGGTCTTGGCTGATATTTTCCTAACAGAAATTCAAGCCACAAAAATCGATGAAAGTTTCGGTGAAAGTCAGGAATACGCCCAAAAGACTAAATCGGAAAACGAGTTAATCGTAAAGGGGGTTATAGCTAACTTCGCTATTGAGGCACAGGCTGAAGTAGAGCGCCTAGAAGCAGAGAAAAAAGAGCAGGAAGAAAGAGACAAGCGAATAGCCAAAGAAGCTAAGGAGCAGGCAGAGAGAGCCGCTGAACAATCAATAAAGGCTGCTAAGGATGCAGAGGAGTTAGCGGTTAAAAACGCCAAGATTGCAGAAATAAAAGCGAAAAACGACGTTAAGGACGCAGAAAAAAGGGCAGACTTAGCCAAAAAGCAGGCAGAACACACAGCTAAATTAAAAGCTGAACAGGCAGTTCAGGACGAAAAGGATCGGGTTGAACGTGCAAGGCAGGCAGATACAGCTAAACAAGAAAAGTTAGCCGCTAATAAAAAGCATAGCGCGAGGATTAATAACGAGATTGTAGCAGCTATTACACTTGCTATTTCAGAAGTTCATTCAGGCAATCAAAATGAAGCCGTGCTTATAGCTAAGGCTATTGTAGTTGCTTCTGCTAAAAATGAAATCCCTCACGTTTCAATAAAATATTAGGTGTAGATATGAAAAAACAATTACAGAAGGTAAGTCCTTCCTCTATCACGACGCCTTATGAATTAATTGCAATCGCTGTACAGCAGAACGCCGATGTAGATAAGCTGGAAAAATTAATGCATTTACAGGAACGCTACGACGCCAACGAGGCCAAAAAAGCCTTTGTTACCGCTAGAGCTGGATTCTCAGGTGAAAGTGTTGTTATTTTGAAGACTGCAAAGGGCCATAATAGCAAATATGCGAAGCTTGGAGACGAGCTAGAGATAGTCACTCCACTACTTTCAAAGCATGGTTTATCGCATAGCTGGGTAACTAATCAAGATAATGGAATGATCACGGTTACTTGCGTGCTAACACACGAGCAAGGGCACAGCGAGTCAACTTCATTAAGCTCAAGCCCAGAGACCAGCGGGAGTAAGAACGCCATACAGGCTATTGGGTCGGCTGTAAGCTATCTTAAAAGATATACGTTCGAGGCAATATGTGGACTGGCCACTACAGATGATGACGGTCAATCAACCCAGCAAGAGGTAGACGAAAATCTACCAACGGTAGATAAGGTAGACTACAACAAGGTTAATACTGCCATACTATTCTTTAAGCGCGAAATAGATAAAGATAATATGGATAATTACAGAACAATGCAGGCTGCATGGGATAGGTTAAACCCGAACGAACAGATTAAAGTTTCAAGCGGTCTGTACCAGAAACCGAAAGATTCGAAAAAGAAGTACAAGAATATTCTCGTTGAATATATTTCTTACGCACCATAAGAGTAATCGCCATGAAAACTCCAGAACTAAAGCTACCCAGCTGCATGTCCGAATCTGAAATAAAAGATATGCACGCTAATGTTATAGCGATATTCAAACCAGACGGTCCGCGCATTAAGCATATTTGCAACGAGTGCCAAGCACCACTTTCTAGTTATGAACTCCTTAAAAAACATTCATTTAGGGTTCACGGAATTGGATTACCGGCAACTTTATTGGGGCCTAATATCGATAAATCCTCTAATGGATTTGAAGTTGGATTTGAAGTTGGATACGATAATGGAACCGAGATTAGTTATATTACATTCAAAGGTGCGGAACCCACTAATGACCACGGAATAGTTATAGGGGCTGAGTATAAGCCTAAGCTTGACTCAATATTTAGTTTTAATTTAATAGTATTGGGAGTTTTGAATGAAGTTGTTTCTACTAAATGTACTGCCGGCGGTGGTTCTTTATGGCTCCCAGGAGTTGAAGAATTTTTATATGACTTCGAACTAGTTAAATCGAAAACTACCCCAGTAATCGACATAAGGGTAGGGGATGTATACACTAACTCTAATGGAAATGTAAAGATATTAAAAGTTAATGAGCATGATATTTATTTCCAGCTTTTATGGGGAGACAGGGGTTTCCATTATCATCCACCATTAAGTTTTTTAGCTGTATACGCATTCGTCCGACACGCAGACATACCAGAAGACGTTCCCAAGTTCGATTATGATATTCCTGTGGGGCAATATATTGCAATGGATAAGGGTGGAGCTTGGTATAGGTACCATAAACATCCAAAGATATCAACCGGAATCCATTTTCATCCAACTGGCGTGGTGCTCGAATCACATGATTCTGAAACGCCACCATGGCACGACTGGAAGGAAAGCCTCCACAAAATGACCGAGAACGGACTAGTAAAAGTATGACTGAAAAATGCAACTGCCCAATATGCGCTGCAAGGCTCCCAAACTACGCCCAGTACCGAGAACATGCCATACAGACGCACCAGATCGGCCTACCGTGGCATAAAGAAAAGTATCGTCCAAGTATGATGGTTAAGTGAGGAGTGTCGGGGATTATTGGGTTCCACCAAATCGAGGGGCCACGTTATCTGAGTTAATGATGTTTTATCAGCACGAGTCTAACCCGGTGACTAAATCGGTCTACAGAAACATGATCGCAACGAGAATTGAAAATGAAGGGAAAAAAGAAACCAAAGTCCATAGCAAAGATCGTAGAGGCTGCCGCTGTACGCCTACAGCTCTACGTTAGGATTAAAGCTTCCGACGATAACGGGTATGTCTCTTGCGTGACCTGCGGAGTTACTAGGCACTATTTAGATAGGATGCAGGGCGGACATTTCATTCCTAGAGGTAGAATTGCCACAAAGCTAGAAGAGGAAAATATCAATACGCAATGTGATACTTGTAATGGGCCTTGTGGAATGACAGCAGCAGGAAACCCAATTGCATATACAAAATACATGCAAGATATGCGAGGCCAAAAATGGATTGACGATATTATAATCAGAAGCCAGCAGATTAAAAAATATACAAGACAAGAAGTGGCCGAATTCATGGCAGAAATAAACGAAAAAATCAGAATTCAGGAAGAGAGAGTTTGTTAATTAATATGTGCAAATGCGGAAAAAAATCAAGATTAAACCAGAGGACTTGCTCGGAGTGCCATAATAAGTATATGAGAGGGTGGAGGAAGGTCAATAAATTAACAGAAGAACAGAAAATAAAAAATAATTCCAGAAGTTATGCTGGAGTATATAAAAGAAGAGGAAAGCTCTGCGCATCTTCTTGCGTAGACTGCGGGAAAGATGAGGTTGAAATGCACCACGAGGATTACAGTAAACCATTGCAGGTAGTATGGATATGTAGGGACTGCCATATGGTAAGGCATAAAACATAATTTGATGGAAGGGTAATAAACAGCTACAATTAGATGGATGAATTATCTATATATTACATCCAGTTTGGAAGTAGAGAGGGAGTCAAATAACCCCTTTCCTGAACAGCTGTACAATAAATCACAAGTCGCCAACCCAAACGTAACCGCCACACAGCCTCCGAGAGTTTACGATTCAGGCACAAATACAATCCGCGCCGCTACCCAATTAGAAGTAGATGGGTTCCCAGCTGGTCGAAACTTAGTTAGAAGACTGCAAGCAAGGGGCGATAGTGACGAAATATTAAGCTTAACAAATAGCCAGATAGGGAGATTAATTAGATCTGTAGCCCTAACGTTCCGCGAAGAAATAAACATATTAAGGTCTGGACAATCGCTAGGGTCACGCACTAAACAGCAGGTCTTAAATAGAATTAAAAGCAAAAACTCAGGAAATGAGGCTGATTAATGGCCTTCCAAGTCGGCACGATCGATTCAAAAACTTCAAATGGCACGCAGCAATACTCCGTTTTAAGCGACCAACCGGTTGCAATGATCTTTTTCGGAGGAGATTGCACGGCACTAGACACTGATACCACCCCGAATATAATCTGGCATGGCGTAACAGATGGTACAAACGATGGCCACATAGGTGCAGCGGCAGACGGGGCATTTACAGCGGGCTACACAAACAGTGCATCGTGCGTACACGACAGGGACCGAACCGGCACGACGATCATGGAAGCGACCTTGAGCGCATGGGATGCCAGCAGCTTTACGTTAAATTTCACGACCTCAAATGCAACTGCACGAAAAATACACTATATCGCTGTCTCTGGATCAGAATTAACCAATGCTCACGTAGCTAATTTCGCCTTCGGAACAGGATCTAGCAACGCCCAGACTGGACCAGGGTTCCAGCCAGATTTTCTCTATGTAATCGCCCGTAAGGCCGGGAGAGCTGGGTTCTCCGTAGGAGTATCAAGAGGAACTGCTTCAGCCGATGAGTTCTCTATGGGCTTTAGATGGCGCTCTAGTAACGCAAACAGATACACGGCGATAAGGTCTAATAGTCAACTAGCTACAATGGCTGATGACTCGGCTATAGATGAGCAATATTTCTCGCTAACCTCTTTTGATACCAACGGTTATACTATAGGCAGAGATTCAGGTGACGCCAGCAATTCAGATTTCGTGGTACTTGCCCTAAAAGGGGGCGATTATGGTGTGGGAAGGTTTGATTCACCAGCCACAGCGATTGATGAAACCGTATCAGGATTAGGATTTGACCCCGAGGGATATTACCTCCAAGGTGCCGATATAGCCGGCACGTCTCCGATTAACGCAAACAGCGTGCCAACATTTTACGGCGCAGCAGACGGTACAAACGAGGCGGCGTTATGGCATGATGTCAACGGTACAAGTGGTGAAGACCATGGCATGTCAGACACCAAAGTCATACAAATGCGCACAGAAGCAGCGGCGCTAATTGAAGATGCTGACCACGGGTCTCTAGGGACCGGTCAATTTGTTGTGGCATACTCAACGGCAGAAACGGAGACAAACGAGGTCATGTACTGGGCTTTTAGAGGTGCTGCGGCGGCAGGAGGAGACACTACAGGATACCCTGGTTACTTCACCAACAAAACAAACATTGTAAAAACAAGAAATGTATAAATACATTAAAGATGTGGATACATCTAAGTATTTTAAATTGATATTAGAGTCAAAATGGAAAACAGTACAAAGTAATGATAGGTTATTTTATACAAGCATGGTCAAGATAAAAGGGACAGAATTAGCTTTTTTGCTTAAAATACCCCCAAGAGGTAATGTGCACAGGCATAAGGACACCCAGAGAGAGCATAAAACATACCACTTACCATTGGAAACTAATGAATTTTGTGTGAATTACACTTATAACCCTGATACAGAAGAACATTTAGAGGTTGGCAAGTTGTATGAAATTGACAGACTAGTAGAGCATGAATCATGGAACCTTGGGAAAACAGACAGAATACACTTAATACTGGAATGTTATGGCTTACCTATCTAACGACACTTTTAATATTGATATAGCTTTGATACCCACAATACATATACCGGTCGAAAAGACTATAATTAGAAGTAAGCTAGGAAGGGTTTACTTATCGATAGGCTCTAAAGTGGTTGAATTAAGTACAATTACTGCTCATAAGATTGGTATGGCTATATTTAACGCAAAAATTGATTATAATGAGCTAATTGTGCTAGAGATAAACAAAGAAAGATTTGAGTATTTATGGCCTAATGCTAAAAAAGTAGCGGCAGGACTTTTAAGAAAGGCAGATGATGCCGATGATTGGCAATTAAACAGGAGAAAGAAATGATAGGCCGACTATTTACTGTCGCAATTGGCTCACAAGCTCAAACAGCGGCAAAAACTTTAATTGAAGTATTAAGCGCTGCGGATTCGGTTACTTTGATCGAAAGACTGTGGTTAAAGCAGACCTCTTTTGATACATCAGAAAATCTTGGGATTAAAGTACAACGGATTACAACTACAGGAACTGGTACAGCAACAGTCCCAGAGCCGTTACAAGCAGGTGATGCAGCTTTTGGTGGTGTTGTTGAGACTAACTCAACAATTGAACCCACATACACTGCGGCTACCGAAATACTAGAAGACGGATTTAACGTCTTGTCAGGTTTTTTATGGACTCCAGCCAGCGACGACGAAGTAATCACAATATCACCTTCGGCTTTAGCAGGATTTAATCTCGATGTATCCCCCAGTGCTAGTATGAATTTTTCATACGGATGTACTTTGAGAGAAATCGGCGGCTAGTCGTGAATGGACCAGTTAGAGATACGATGGAGGCGACCCCGTAGGGCACAGTTAGTACCTGAGTTAAATCAGTACCCTGAGTCGCCAGAGGTTAACCCGTATCCAGGTTGGGTAAGTCACTTTGAGCCAACAAAAAACGGTACAAATAGAAAATTAAGAAAGTCTCTAGAGCTTAATGAGCACCCAGAGACGCCAGCAGGATATTACAGTGGTTATTATCCCGGCTCAGAGCTGGCAAAAGGTATAAGGGCAAGTTTTAGAATAAACCGGCAGGACATACCGGAATTAAATACATATCCAGCAACACCAGAAGCGGCTATTTTACCGTCATTCGAGACACATTTTGAGGCGACAAGAAATAGAACAAACCGCAGGCTAAAAAGACTCGAATTAAATACTTACCCGGAAACGCCGGCAGGGTATTATTCTGGCTACTATCCCGGCAGTAAAAGAGCGGAAGGTTTTAAAACTAGCTTTAGGATTAATCTACAAAATATCCCTCAGTTAGATAGATATCCTCAAACTGTAGCGATTGCAGATATACCTTCTTGGGAAACTCATTTTGAGCCGGTCAAGAACAATACGAATAGAAGATTAAAAGGGGTAGAGTTAAACACCTATCCACAAACGCCAGCAGATTACTACACAGGTTACTACCCAGCTTCTGGCAGAGTTGACGCTAATAGATTTAATTTTAAGATACAGACGCAAGTCGTTGAATTAAACACTTACCCAGCGTCTGCGGTTAGTTTAGTAGATGCTACATTTGGGGTAACTGGATTAATTGCTACTACGTTCGGGATCGATGGGAAAATAGTCGCCACATTTGGCGTTAAATCGGATATTGACGAAAAAGGTCAGGGTGTAGTTTCAGATATAGACGAAACAGGTCAAGGTGTAAAAGGATTCATATGACAATTAAAGTCGCAGAGGTGAAAAAACTATTCCGGTACTCGACAAATTTCGACATGTCGGGATCAACTGGGCTAACGTTAAAGTTTACCAAACCAAATGGCGGCACGTTAACGAAGACCGAAGCATCAAGCAACCCTGTAACTGCGCCAGCTACGGCACTAACGAACGATCCAGACATAGGCACAGTAGCGGCAAGCACTTACATGCAATTCAGCACCGTAGCCTCAGACTTTGATGTAGCTGGAGTCTGGAAAGTCTGCGGAATTTACACAGACGGAGATCCTACAGAATACTTCGGTGATCTAGCGGTATTTACCGTAGAATTTGGATGTTAAACAGAGGTAATTATAATTAAACACAAAGGAAGCACTAGCCATAAAGGCAAGCCAAAAAAAGTCAAGAAGCCAAAAATTAAGCGTTTATTTATAAAGCAAACAACACATTAATCCAGTACACACAAAGCCCGAACAAAACTATTAGTATCAGGATCATGAGGCCCTCAAAAACTGGCGAGGGCGATTCTTTTATCTGTCTATTGTTCATTTGAATTTCTCCAATGCTTTCAATTGACTATCAATAATCGACCTAGGATAAGACGCATACATAATGTTCTCACGCGACCGATCGTAAGTAGTGCGCCTATCGATACTCTCTCTCTTAATCTCACGCCTATCAGGCTCTACGCGCCGCTCAAGGGCTTTCTTAACTAATTCGTATGGTTGTTCTTTATTCATTTGAGTAAATCACCAAGCATCCAACCTATTGAAAATCCGATAATCCATATCGATATGCGCAATTGATAATTCATTGTAATGACCTCATTTCAACCCAGTGATCGATACTAGCTTGTAGTGCTTGTGCGGTTATCATGTCGTTTATCCTATATACCGAGGTGTTTAATTTGCAACCATTGCATAACTTGCAACAGTTGGTTATCTTATTTTTTTGTACGTCTCTCCAAGAAAAACCCGGCCAAAAGCCCTCCTTGCTAGGCTGCTTCCTCCTTCTCCGATACATCCGTCCCGTTTTGTTACCTGCCAGGAATACGTTATGTCAAAAAGTAGCACTCTTTTTACAATAAGAGACTCTTTACTTCGCAATATTCCAATTATTAACAGTATTAACAAGTCCTTAACTGTTAATATTAAAATATCAGAAGTGTGAGCGTTACGTCTTATTTTCATTTTATACGTATCCTTTAAAATGAGCGCCTTTTAATGGGTTAGGCAGTTTGTGCAAAGTTGCATTGCGTATTATCCCCTGTATATTATCTACCGAACTTTTTACGCTTTCACCTGAATTATAATGCAAGTTCAGCCTTTTTCTATTTGCGTGCTCTCTAACTAGTTCGGGTTTATTTACACGATAAAGCGCATCTTTTACAAATATTTCAAAGCATAAATACGTAGTAACATCCTTAGCTTCAGTGTGATTTTCAATATACGCTATGTCGTTACTGCCGCAAGATGGGTCAGGGCAGCAGTAATTATTCACTTTTGCACCGTAAAATCCAGGCCATTTATTGTTTTCAAGGGCGTCAACTGGGTAGACGCTTCGACACTCCAAACACTTGCATATAATTGCTGTATTCATTTCATCCTCCGTTGCGTTGTTAGTTAGTTTACTTTTTAAATTGTATATAAACTTATAGTTTACTTATGAGTAAAATCCCAAATAGAAACATAGATATTCTTTCTAAATTAGATTGAATGAATACACTCTTATCTGCATTAGACATAATTTCGTAGTCATACCCTATGTTTTCAGATACTATTTGCAGCAAGTAGATACCTTCATCTGTAATATTCAATAGGGGTATTGTTGCTTCCATACACTCAAAATTACATACGTGGACGGCTTCAGCAATTATTCTAGCTTTACTCAACGGCGCACCTACCGAAATAGCCCCGGATAGAGTTTTTATCATGATAAACACCAGACTTTGCGTACTTTCTTAGACAATCTATTCATTTTATTCCCTCGTCGGTAGTTAAATCACATAAGCGTTATCATAGATAACGCTTAGATAATTAACTATGCGTCTTTTATTTTAAAAATCTCTATCTCGCGTGTCTCAAGATCGACATTCCAATTTTCTAACCAATCATAAAAACTATTTCCGTACTGATGTTCATCATCCCAGCCAATAGTTAGAGCATCAACGTCAATCGGTAGTATTGAGCAATTGCTATCATATAAAAAATATGCTCCTTTTTTTGTGCGATATAATTCCTCGCTCATTTCGTTTGCTTCACCTGTCGCTACTTTTTCTGCGGTCTCTGTGTTGTAAATCAATCCATTTATAATTAATTTAGTCATTTTATTTTCCCCGTTGCGTTGTTGATGTGTTAATTATTAAACTCTAACTAATATATCTCTGCTCATAAATCTAGTCTTACATGCCACGTAAGTTGCGTCTTCTTTTTTTGATATTTCTGCGCAATTAGCAAAAGGTAATGTGCATGGCACTAAATTGACTGGTTCGCCGGCTATATCTACCACTGGGTTTGCATTATTAACTAGCCCTAGCAACTCTAATCCTTTAAGCCCTTTAAATTTATTTGCTATTTGCATTTTATTTCTCCGTTGCGTTGTTGATGTATTAAATATAACAGGTATCTAGTATAAATCAAGTACAGTTTAGTATTAATTAAGTAATAAGCATTAAATGTATCGTAAGTCGCTGTACAGTCACATTAAATTAATTTAATACGGTATAACTATGTACATCTATAGTTAATCATGCTTTAATAGATGCATGTTATTATTTAGCGACGTAAAAGATCATTACAAAACTCAGAGAGCGATGGCGAGGGCACTTGATGTCAGCGAGCAATATGTAGCTCAGTGGGATAAGACTGCGCCAATACCAGAGCTGTACGAGTCTAGGCTCAGGTATATAGTGTGCCCAGAGGTGTTTAAGAAGCTCAAGAGTGAGGGGTTAGAGATTAAAGATAGGCCTTGAGTATTACTAAAGATCGATATAACTAGTACTAGATGCTATAATTCAGATATGATGATTAGAAAAACAATGGCCCGGCAAGCGGATATCAGTTGTTCGACTTTCCCGAACAACTGATTATTCGTTAAAGTTTAAATTATGAGCTTACACGAGATTAAATCAGAGCCAAACCAAGAGACCATAGCTTATCTTGATAACTTATTATCCATGGCAAAAAGTGGAGAGCTACAAGGGTTAGCGGTTATATTAAAGTACGATGATGGCTCCACAGGTGGCGGCTGGTGCAATATAAGTAGCGAAATCATGGGAGTCATCGGAGAGCTAGAGATATTAAAGCGCGATCTAATCGATATTAACGTACAATTAAGAGTAGACCCCGAGACCGGGCATACTGATTATTAGGTCAATATTGTATCCCCCGCTCACGCAAGGTACTAAATACAATACATTTTTATAGCAATAAGGTCGTAAATACATGTGGCGAGTATAGACTAGGGACATAATATGTCAATGCATAAGAATAAATGCAGACCAATTACAATACCGGTGTCCACTATATGGGTGCTAATCGCAATCAGTTTTATATTTGGATATCTAGTGAGGCTATCTCTATGACATGGTGCAAAAACTACGTAGCATACAAGACAGAGCTAAGAGAGATCCACAGGCGTGCTAGAGCTGAACAAAAGCACCTTGATAGCTTTTTAAATGATCATGCAGTAACTCAAATGACTGAGTATGTAGTCATGCCCGAAACAGATACCCCAGAGTGTATAGTCCTGACAAATAACGGCTGGGAAAAATTCTTTTTACCCAAGGTTAAGCACTAATGAGCGGTATATTATGGATATTTATGGCAATAGCCCTAGTATGGATGATGAGTTTAGGTAGAGATAATGGCAGCTCCTAAAACAGGCTCAGGTAAAAACAGAGCGGACAGATACAGGGACGATAACGCTAAACATCTTTTAGATCGTCTAAAAGGTTACGGGTTTATTGATCAAACTATTGTAAATATTAAGGATTTAGAGGACTTAACAAAAGATCTTGATCCAAATCAAGTAGTTAGGATTAAAGCTGCAACTGATATTCGAATGAAACTACTAGATAAGATAGTACCAAGTAGAAAAGCTATTGAATTAACGGGTGAAGATGGCGGACCGGTAGAAACATCAGTAAGCATTAATTTTGTACCTGTTAAGAAATGAACATAGATATAGAATACGTAGACAACCTAACCCCCGTATTCACTATCCCAAAAAGAATAAAGATTATCGTAGGCGGTCGAGGCTCAACAAAAAGCACAGGTATCGCTGATTACGTAGATGCAAGAATGGCTCAAGGCGAAGTATGGTGCTGCGCTAGAGAGCACCAGAACTCAATCGAGGAGTCAGTGCACAGAACTTTATTGGGGGAAATATCAAGACTAGGGCTCCCTGGTTTCACTGACACAAAGACAAGTATTACTCATAAATCCGGTGGAAGGGCATTCTATCGCGGCCTATCAAGAAATATAACCTCACTTAAATCAACATTATCTGGTATCGATGGCCTATGGATTGAGGAAGGGGAAGACCTTTCCGATAACACTCTTAGGGTAATGACCGCATCAGTCCGATTAAACGCTGAAGACACTCAAAAGAAGATCGATGGCGAAGACATTAAGATGCCTGAGATTATAATAACGATGAATCGAGGCGCTAGGAATGGTGCAGTAGCTCAGAAATGGCTAGCTAGAGCCGAGAAAGAGCTTGAACGATTTGGATATTACGAAGATGACTTACTAATGGTAGTCGAAATGAACTACACGGATATGCCCGCTGATTGGTTCTTGATGTCAGGACTAGAAGAGGAGCGCCTTGATGACTTTGACAAGCTCTCACGAGCTGCTTACGACAATAAGTGGCTGGGTAAGTATCTAGAGACCGTAGATAACGCTATAATCTTACCCGAATGGTTTGACGCGTGCATAGACGCACATAAGATTGATAGATTAAAGAAGGTATTTGCTCCACATGGTGCTGTTATTATTGCTCATGATCCATTCGACGACGGTAATGATGCCGGAGGATACGCGGTAAGGCACGGATCTATAATAAGAAAGGTCAAGTCTAAGCAGAAAGGGGAGATTGACGTGGTGTGTGACTGGGCCACGGGTATGACTATTCAAGATAACGGTAACTGGTTTATATGGGATGGGGACGGAATGGGAGCAGGTCTTAAAAGACAGGTATCCACAGCTTTTGCACATACTAATACAAAGTACCACATGTTCAGAGGATCGTTATCGGGCAAGGGCCAAGACAACGCTGACGACATTTATATGCCCGAATATGGTGATGACGATACTAAGCCTAAGACCTACGCTGAGACGTTCCTCAACAACCGTGCGCAGTATTACACCAACTTAGCCACAAGGTGTTATAATACATACAGATGTGTGGTTAAGGGTGAGTACGTTGATCCTGATGAGATGATCAGTTTTGACTCGGAAGGGCTGGAAAGTAAAACTACTCTAAAGACTGAAATGTGCAGAATACCTCAAGTACCAAACTCTAAGGGATTGATTCAATTGATGAATAAGAAGGAAATGAAAGCGAATGACATTGAATCACCTAACAGTGCTGACTCAGTAATGATGAGCCTATTTGTCCCACCAATCACCCAAGTATTTAGAAAAATTGATTATCCCAAGATGAGTGTCACCTAATGCCAATGCCAGACGCAGTACTGATTGACGAACTCAATAAGCTAACGGATGACGCGACCGGCAATAACTCTACCTTTATATCTAACAACTCTGAACTACTCGACCGATATGATCGTAATCCCTACGGTGATGAGCAACCAGAGCTATCAAAGGTAATATCTAATGATGTAATGGATATCGTAGAATCAGATATGCCCTCACTGGTTAGAATCTTTCTAGGATCAAGTGACATTCTTAAATTCGAATCAACTACGGCAAGGAAAGACGAGAAAGAAGAAGCTGACGACAAGACCAAGTATATTAATTGGCAGATACGCAATCAACCATGGTCATATTCTGTTCTATCCGGGTTTATCAAGAATGCTGAGATCTTCCAAACCTCTGTATTAAAATACTTTATCGATGAAAAAACTACGGTAGAAGAGCATAAGCACGAAGGACTAAGCGACGAAGAACTTGCTTTGGTCGAAGAGGATCTAGAGAAAAGATACGGTACTGATGCCGAGATAGTCCGTGAAGAACAAAACGATGATGGGGAGAACACGGTAGTCTTTAAGGTTGAGCGAACGACTAAGAAGATCGCAATTACTAACGTGCCATTAGAAAACTTCAGATTTACTAAGAATGCCGAGAACAAGAACGATGCTGATATCGTCGGTGACGTTTCAATCATGAAGCGCGGTGAAATATTGGCGATGGGAATTGATCGAAAAGTAGTCGAAAGTCTCGAATTACACGGGGATATACAAGAAAATACCCGGATGAAGGATGTTAGAGATAAAGCTGAAGGTGGAAAAGAAGACGATAAGATTGCAGTAAATTGGGCAAGTGAAGAGGTTGAGGTCCAAGATCTGTATCCATTGATTGATTACGATGACGATGGAATTCTAGAAAGACGACACATTATGATATCAGGCGAGGTTGTTATCATTAATGAGGTATTCAACCACGTACCTTATGCAATGATGTCATCTGTCTTAATGCCACACAAAGCTATCGGTAAGTCGAGAGCTGAGATCACAGCACCTACAGCCAAATCTAAGACCGCGATCCTTCGAGGGATAAATGACAATATTAGTGCCGTTACCAATCCACGTTTGGCGATTAATGAAAATGTTAATATGGATGACTTATTGGTTCTAAGGAAGAACGGAATCATTCAGAACAAGAAAGACACACTTCCAAGCCAGAATATATTTCCTGTTGAAGTTCCTTACATTGGCGACAAAGCCCTTCAGGTCATCCAGTATTGGGACCAGGCTAGATCGCAAACCACTGGCTCCCTGCTGGCTTCTCAGGGGCTTGATGCTGACGAATTAGGTAAAGAGACCGCTACTCGGTTCAACGGAATACGGGATGCCTCAGAGGGTAAGATTGAATTAGTCGCAAGAACAATGGTTGAGACAGGATTCCGGGAATTATTCGAAGGCGTTGAATGGTTGGATCGGAATTTTCAGAATGAAGAGACTGAGATCCAGGTCTTGGGGCATGAGCTGAGAGTTAAGCCTACAGACTGGAAGTATGAACACAGTGTTGTAAGTAAAGTAGGGCTTGGCGCAGGTGACGATACCCAGACTACACAGACCATGACCGCATTGTGGGTATTACATCAACAATTACAACAAATGCAATCGCCAATGACCGACGAGGTCAAGCGCTATAACATTCTGAAGAACATGGTTAATGCTTCAGGTGAGCCAGATGTTAGCGAGTTCTTTAATAACCCTGAACGGCCTGAGCAAATGGTAACAGCTCAAAATGAGATACTTACTAACCTTGTTCAGCAATTACAGCAGCAATTACAACAGCTACAGAATCCACTAGCTGAGGCCGAGACAATCAAACAGCAAGGAAATCTTATCAAAGCGCAGTCGGACGCACAGTTACAAATAGCTAAGCTTCAAGAGGACCAGAGACAATTCAACGTTGAGACAGCACAGAATCAGGACCAGTTCCAGAAAAATCTAGCAGCTCAACTATCTGAATTACAACTTAAATTCCAGACTAACGTACCAGGGGCGCAGTTATGAACGATGAACAATTAGATAAACTACAGAAACAGCAAGAACTCGCGGCTCAAGGCAAGCTAGTAGTTAGTAATCCTGCTTATAGAGCGGCATTCACGGCCATCCAAGCGGCTATCTTCCAAGACTTCTGCTCGAGCAAGCAAGGAGACTCAGAAGAGCGTGACGAAGCCTGGAGAACGATTAAGAACCTGGATGAATTGGACACATATTTCACAAGAATGCTACAAACTGGAAAAATGGCTACAGAAAGCCTAAAATTATACAAGGAATAACCAATGGACAATCCTATTGAGGAACCCACCGAGGAAGTAGAAGCGGAGCAAACGCCAACCGAATCTACCGAATCAACGGAAAATCACGAGCCAGACAGTGATACCCCGGAGCAATCCGAAGGTCAGGAAGAGGAAGTGCACTATCTTGAATTAGATGGTGAAGAGCACGACCTTGAAGAAGTGCGCCAGTGGAAACAGGGCAACCTTCGTCAATCTGACTACACGAAGAAGACTACTAAATTAGCTGACGAGAGAAAGAGATTCGAAGCTGAAAGTAGTAATACTCGTGAACAACTACTTAAATCACAGACCGAAGTCACAGCCTTACGCGATGAGTTAAAAGCATTAGTTGGCGAGGACGAATCTGTTAATTGGGTAGAGCTTAGGGATAGTGACCCCGATAGGTATATTGAGTTAAAAGAACGAGCTGACAACCGCAAGGCCGCGATTGATAAGATCAAAGCAGAGCGAACCATCTCCACTGATGACCCGGCACAAGCGCAGGTTGAGATTATAAAGTTCTCAAAGTCTAACCCAGAGTGGCTAGACGACAGCAATAATTACACCGATACATATTCTAAGGATATGAAGTTAATCGGTGATTATGCATCCAACGCAGGCTTTACGGAATCAGAATTTAAGACACTGACTAAAGCGCATTACTTAACTGCACTTTTTAAAGCGGCTAAATATGACCAGCTTCAAGAGAAGGGCAGAGAAATCAAGAGTAAGCGCATAAAAGTACCTGTGGTAACTAAACCGAAAGCAAAAAAAGCCAGTCAACCTGGGCGTTCAGCGGCGGATATATTCTTCCCTGATGACTAGGAGACTGATCATGGATTGCATCGGAGAACACAATGGCTACATTATCAGGAACAGTATTAACATTGGCAGATTGGGCCAAAAGCATAGACCCAGACGGATCGGTCGCTAAAACCATCGAGATATTATCGGAAGATAATGAAATTCTAACCGATATGCTTTTTAAAGAGGGTAATTTACCTACTGGTGAACAGACCTCTATTCGTACTGGATTACCTACGGTCTACTACAGACTGATGAATCAAGGTACTCCCAACTCTAAATCAACCAAAGTACAAATCGTGGAAAATGCGGCTAATCTAATCGCTCGTAGTGCGGTGGATGTTGATGAAGCCAGTCTTCAAAACAATACCGCTGCCTATCTAGCAGATGAAGGAATGGCGTTTATCGAGGCAATGTCTCAACAAATGGCAACTACTTTGTTTTACGGATCAGCGGCTAACCCTGAACAGTTTGTAGGATTCGCGCCTAGATTTAACGATCTGAGTGCAACTAATGCTACAAACATCTTGGATGCTGGCGGATCTGGTTCCGATAACTCGTCTATCTGGCTTGTTAACTGGGGTCAAAGATCTGTATTTGGCGTATTCCCTAAAGGATCTAAGGCTGGTATCGAGCATGAGAACCTTGGAGTTATGAACGAATATGACTCTAACAACGATCCTTACCGCGCTCACGTTTCACTTTGGAAGTGGAAGAACGGCCTAGTAGTTAAAGATTGGCGTCATGTTGTTCGTATCGCTAACGTCGATATCTCTGACTTGGTAGGTCGTACTGGTACTCAAGAACTCTTAGATGCCACTGTTATCGATAAGCTAATGGCTCGTGCTATTGATCGTATTCCTAAAGGAAATCAAGGGAATATGTCTTTCTATATGAACCGAACCTGCGCTTCACACCTTCGTGTATTAGGATTGGATCGTGGCACAGTTGGCGCGGTTACTACTGAACCAGCACTTAACCAATTTGGTAAAACTATTCGCACGTTGATGTATAACGGCGTCCCTGTTCGCATCGTTGATGCATTAACCGAAGCCGAAGCGGCTGTAACATAGGAGACATAACATGTACTTAGATGGACAATTGCAATTCTCCGACTCTCAGGCGGTAACGACTGATGCTGTTGGAACAAACGTGATCGACTTAGGGTCTGATCGATCTATTGGAAATGGTATGCCGATGTCAGCGGTTTTTATAGTCGAGGTGGCTGCTGATCAAGCTACTGGTGATGAAGATTACACCTTCGAAGTTGAGTATGCCTCAAATGCTGCTCAATCAACGGGTCGTCAATTAATGGGTAGACGGGTATTTGAATCAGGCACACCAACAGCAGGCACTCAAAATGCTGATCTATTGGTTGCTGGTTTTATCGTTCAGATACCTATTCCACCTACTAAGCTGTCAGAAAGCGAACAGTTTATCGGTATTCGATACAACACCACGGGAACCACACCAACTATTACTTGTAGCGCATACTTAATGCCTACTCACATGGTTGATGCGACTAACGACGGTGCTATTAACTACGCGATAACATAACTTAAATACGCCCCTTCGGGGGCACTTGAGGCCACTACAATGAGAGTAACAGTAAAAGAAGGTAAGAGTGTTTTTATTTACGGTAAGTTATTCCTTCAGTATGAGGAAATAACATTAAAACCGGTTGAGTCTTCAAAGTTCGATTTAGAAGGTAATCCTATTATCATCCCGGTAAAGCAGCAATATAGTCCTACCAATATGCTTACGAAAGAGGCAATAGTGGAAAGGGAAAGGCCAAAAGAACCGCATGAAATGGATTACGCAGCATTAAAAGCAGAATGCAAGGCTAGAGAAATTGAAATACCACAACATGCTAAGAAAGATCAACTGATTCAATTGTTACTCGAATAATGTCATTAGATACTTACGCAAATTTAAAGCTCGAATTACAAGATTGGTCTCATAGAGATGACCTGTCATTAAAACTTGATACTTTTATTGATATGGCTGAAACGGAAATATATGTCAATGATAAGGAGCCTTTAGAAGCCCGTGACGCCGAGACACGAGTAACTATAGTCACAAGTACTACATCAAGGTTTATCGCTTTACCAGCTGGCTTCCAGTCTGCTCGTAAGCTAAGGATTCAAATAGAGAATGGAGAATCTATACCTATTCACTTTAGGACACCTGAGCAACTAAACCTTATTAGCGTAGAGGGTATCCCGAGATTCTTCACGGTAACTGACCAAATTGAATTCGACCGCATATCAGATACGGTTTACACAGGGGAAATTCAGTATTACAAGGAGTTCACAAAGCTGTCATCGACTAATGCGACTAACTTTGTGCTGGACAACTGGCCCAACATCTATTTGCATGGATGTTTGTGGGCATTATTCTTGTTTTCGGAAGAGTTCGAGGTGGCTGGAGTCCATTATGCTCAGTTTATCAGTGCGATTAAAGGCGCTAACACCCTCACAAACAAGGGTAGATACGGCCCTACGCCGGTAATGAGAGTCGAAGGAACGGTATCTTAATGCCTTACACGACTCTACCTATAAACATATCTGGCCCCACATATAGAGACAGGTCCAGACCTTTATCGTCTCAAGAGACTCGCAATATTTACCATGAACTGGTTGAATCAGGGAAAGAGCAATACGTTTTAAAGTCATTCCCTGGCCAAAAGTCTTTTGGATCTGCAACGGCAGGTGAGGATCGTGGGCAGCATCAGATGCGAGAGGTCGGTTATAGGGTAATCGGGACTGACCTGTACGAAATATCAAATACAGGAACTCACACAAACAGAGGGGATGTCCCTGGAACTGACAGGTGCATCATTGCTAGTGATGGAATTAATATGTTCCTCGTCGCTAATGGAATTGTGAGCCAGTACAGTAGCGCGACTAATTTAGTTACGGCTGTTACTGACGTAAATATAGTTGGGGCCATCTCTGTCGATTTTATTAATAATCAATTTGTTTATACGTTTCCTCAACTAACGGTCTTTAGCGTTGTTGGTGACGGCTCTACCGCATTAGGGACAAATGCGGTTAACTCTGAGATCAACGGCGATGACCTCGTGAGAGATTACGTTTTTGATCAAACTTTGTATAGATTTGGTACAAGGTCTTGTCCTAATTGGTGGAATTCCGGGGTTGGAACGCCTCCTTTCACTCGAATTGAAGGCCAACAAGTAGCTACAGGGCTTGCCGCCAAGCACTCAATTACCAGCTCAAGGTCATATATTTATTGGTTGGGTACTGATCTACAGGTTTACCGTGCTAGAAGCGGTCAAGAAGAGCCTATTAGTTCAGCTGTGGTATCTGGTGAGATCCAAGGGTATGCGAAAATAGACGATGCTTTCGGTGAAGTCTTCACGATTGATTCAAAGACAATGTACTTACTAACGTTTCCGACGGAAAATAAGACCTGGTGCCTATCCGAAGAGCTTGGTGTAAATGGGTGGTTTGAATTATCCGAAGGGATTACGTCCAACAGATATAATGCAGGATCTATTGTAGAGGTCTATAACAAGGTCCTAATAGGTGATCGGTCTAATGGTAGTCTATACGAGTTAGACTTTAGTACCTACGATCAAGGAGGGTCTACGTGGCGCAGGAGACGAGTAATAGGTTCTGTCAATGGTGATGCATTCAAACAGAAAGGGAAGCGGGTAAAAATTAAACGAATGGAGTTTCTTTTAGAGACTGGAGTGGGGTTAAGTACCGGTCAAGGGTCAGATCCTAAAATTATGCTTGAGTACTCTACCGATGGTGGTAGATCTTGGAAAACAGGGTCATGGTTAAGAATTGGCCGACAAGGCGAGACAAATGTTCGTGCGGAGTGGTTCACTATCAAGAGTTTCTACGACATGATGGTCAGATTAACAACCTCGGACCCAGTAGCCTTAAATTTATATTCGGCTGCTGTTGATATTAAGTTGTCAGGCCGATGAGCGTACAGGTCAATCCACCACCGATTCTTAGAATTCCCGCAGCTTTCAGGAAAGACCCTGCTATGCGCAATTATTTTGAGCAACAAAGGCAGATACTATTTCAATTATGGGATCGTACCGGCGGTGGTGATGACGCGATAGCCGATGTGCAGAATAGTGAATTATATGAAACAGGGATTCAGTTTCCAATTGAGGATGACCTTCCTGTATTCGATTCCGTCTATACGGATAAACAGGTATGGAGGTCGTATTCGACCAGTGTAGACGTACCCGCGCATGGATTTGATTTTATTGCAGCTACTCAGAAATTAGAAATTAAATTACCTCAATACCCAGACGAGGACGACATTGTCTCTGTAGTTAATGTAAATGGAAAACAGATCACAGTAAATGGTAATGGAAACTTGATAAACGGCGAGACATGCACCGTAAGCAAAAGAAAAAACTCAACGATTAACTATCATTATTTTTCTGAATTGTCTGCGTGGTACATGAGATGAGTTTAATACTTGATGATTTAGACCACGAACAAAAAGTAGAGGCATTGCTTGAGATGATATTATCTCAGTTAATATTATTAAACGACAGAATTGAAGACACTTTTAACACAGGCATTGAGGAAGAGGACTAATTATGGCAAGAACAACAGGTGTAGACCCAGAAGGTAGCGGAATCAATGAACAGCGCGTTAACTCGAATGGTATGGCGTTAGTATTAGCAGTATCTGAGAGCGATTTTGAGCGTGCGTCAGAAAAAGGACAAGCTTTTTCTTGGTCTAGCGGTGTTATTGATATCAATGCGGGCGATACGGTTCTTTTAATAAAGAATCTATCAGACACCGTTTTAAGGATTTCAGATGTTTGTATTAATAACGGAAGTGTAGCATCTCAGTACGTGGTTCACTTACCCACTACAGAAGTTGCTACCCCCACAGGAACGGCTTTATCGGCTGTGGTGTTAAATACATCGAAAGTTGGCGACCCGGACGTAACCGCAATATCTGACGAAACCGCTAACGTTCAGGGCGCAGTTATAAACACTCCAATGCTAGAAGTTGACGCTAATTTAAAAATACCGCTTTCCGGTTTAATGCTTGGGAAGAATAAGTCCTTAGCTATTGATGTTGTGGCAGAAACCACCGAATCAGGGGTTACGATAAGAGGCCATTATTAATGGGTGATATCTCCACCAAGATTACTGGCACTAGCAATAGCTCTAAACTTAATGAGGCGGGAGTCACTGAAGATGATGAGCTGTGTGTTATTGGGGCACCTTACCCTCCATTAACGATACAAAAAGTCCATCCTTTAAGACAGTACTTAACCGCCGATGGGCTGCCCGGTGGAGATAACGATATGGGCGTTGATGGATCGGTTAATAATGTGGATTATTACATTCAATCCAATGCCCTAGAAGACAGGTACATAACAACATTGAATTTTATAGTAGCTTACGGAGCTTCTGGCGCACCATACGAATGGGCAAACGGAACCGAGTTAACTAACGGTAGTAGATTATTCTACGATTCGATTAACGGTAAAAGAGATATCCACGATGCAATTAAGACGAATCAGGATCTTTTCAGATTACATCTTGATCTTATACCTACGGCGTGGGAAGTAAGACACGTAGGGGCTAATAATGATTATGGTTATTTTATTACCTTGGATTTAACTAAACTAGGGCTTCCATTCGGAGTTAAATTAGACCGGGGATCAGACCAAAGATTGACTATGAGAATTAGAGATAATGCCGGGACTGATGCGGATATCTTCAACTGTATTGTTTACGGATTCGACAGGTTCAAATAATGGCTAGAACACCTGAAAACTTTAGCGCCAACAACCAGCTATCGACTACAGCTGAATCTTTAAATGCGGCGATACTGGCTAGCTCGCAAGCCGTTATACGAAAGTTGTCTTTTTATAACTCAAGTATATTGTCAAGAATCATCACTGTGCACGTCGTAGAATCAGGGGGAACGGCAGACACTGGGAATACTCTAGTGGTAAAGACTGTCCCTCCTTTAAAAACCTGGAACTGCTTAGAGATACAAGGCGAAGTCCTAGAGGTTGGAATGACTATCCAGGCGTCTCAAGACGTGGGAACAGATATAAATTCGAACATGTCAGGGACAATAGTTACTTGATAATAAAGGAAATAACGAACCACGATCTTATTAAATCGATACTTTGCCACCCAGATATTTATAAATGTATTTACCACGGCGATGAGATTTCAGCGGAAGATAGAGAAATTGAAGATGGACCCCAATATATAGCCGGTTTCGTTGATGGTGCTATAATTGGTATAGTTATATACCATATTTGTAATGGTTATATAAAAAGCCACATTCAAGTATTGCCAGAATATAGAAAAGAACATGCGATAAGATTTGCGCGAATGGCTTTGAATTTCGGAAGAGCCAAAAACGCCACAGTATACGCCGAGATACCAGAGAGATTTCCAAACGTTGTTAGTTTTGCTAAACGGGTTGGGTTCACTGAGCTGGGAATTAAAGAAGGTAAGTATATTTTGAGGCGAGATAATGGGATTTTTTAGTGATTCAATAGCAGAGGATGACCCAGGGTTTGATTCTGAGGGTAGTTTCGACCCTGATATTCTAGGTTTAGGTGGCAGAGAGGGCGCTATTGCAGCCACTAAAGGTGCTGAGATACAGGCACAGTCTGGTAGAGAGGCTATCGAGTTCGAGCGCCAATCTAGAGAACAGGCGCAAGGTTTTTTTGCCCCCTTTGCTGGAGCCGCTGAGCAAGGTCTAGAGCAGTCTAGCTTCCTAACTGACTCACAGGAACAATTCGACTTCCTTAAAAGCAATCCTTTATTTAAATTAGCTTTAGATAATGCCAATACTCAAACACAGAACTCTGCCGCAGCAGGAGGAAGACTTAGCGCTGGGGATACTTTGCAGAACTTAAGTAACAACGTACTTTTGTCGGCTAGTCCTTTAATTGATCGCCAAAGTCGTGGAATATCACAACTATTAAACCTCGGTCTAGATGTAACCAAATCTCAAGCTAACACAGCCATTGGCGCCGGCTCTAACATATCAAATCTACTAACTGATATCGGCGCAGCTCAAGCGGCTGGCGGTGTAGGTGCGGCTAACGCTCAACTACAAGGGAACCAGAATATTGCCTCATTAGGTGGCGCTGCCTTTGCGGCATTTTCAGATCCAAGATTAAAAGATAGCGTTAGTAAAATCGGGAAAGCTAATGGTTATAATGTTTACGAATGGGAATGGAACGATAAAGCTCGTCAATTCGGACTAGAAGGACGTGAACGAGGCGTTATGGCCGACGAGGTTAAATTGATTAATCCTGCCGCTGTAACTGAGAGGCATGGCTATATGATGGTTAACTACCGAATGATAGGGGTGCGATAGTGGCCATACGTCCTGAAATAGCCTTACAAGCAAGAGTGCCTGATTTTAGCCAGACCTTTGTTAACACGTTAACCGGCATCCAGAAACTTGACAGCATTAGACAGAATCGTGAGCAACGGGATGTTCAGGACAGATTTCTAGAAGCTCGCGCACAATCAGCAGAGGCTAAAGTTCCAACCGCACAATCTCAATTCAATACAGAGCAAAGCAATTTAATTCGTTCGGTGGCTACGGGTGCGCGTGAGGTCATACCAGATTTAGAGGCTGGAAATATTGATAGTGCAATCTCAACAATGCAGAGACGATCTGAAGCCCTTACCAGCGCTGGCATATCAAACACTCAGACAGAGGAAGGGATAGCTTTAGCTAAAAGTAACCCTCAAGAGCTTTTAAGAATCTCTAAAGACTTGATCGCATTGGATGATAGGCTGAATCCACAACAGGGCAGGTCTAACCCTAAAGCATTTGCGCCTATTACTGACCCACAAACAGGTCAGCAAAGTTCTACTGTGTTCAACCCTAATACGAATAGTTTCTCCCAAGTTCAGATACCAGGGGCCACACAACTAACCCCTGCTCAGCGCTCTGATATTGCCGTGACTGAGTTTGCAAAGAAAGCAGACATTGAAGTCACCAAAACATCAGGCACTGAAAGGGTTAAGCAAAGAGAGAGGCGATCATCTTCTATATCTAAAGAGTTGTCAGAAAGGAATCGGGCCGCAGCAAGATCATCAAGAACTCTAAATCAAGCATTAACCATAGCGCAACAGTCAAGCCAGGGACTTACCGGGGTAGCGAAACTTAAACTAAGTCAGATAATACCCGGTATAGACGTGTCTAACGAGGCGGCGCTTGATTCTACGATGAAACAATTAGCGCTAGAACAATTACAGAATTTTAAAGGCCCAACCACAGATTTTGAATTCGGTGTTGCTCAACAGGTATCAGGATCATTAGGGCAGTCAAGAACATCAAATATAGCACGAATAAAGTCTCTAAGGCGGGCTACATGGTTTAATGAAAGGGAGTTCAGTCAATTTAAAAAGCACACTAAATCAGGCGGAGACCCTGACTCGTTTAAGTTTAATTTTGGCGAGCCAGTAAGGACAAAAAAAGGGGTTTTTACTTTACAGGACATACAAGACACTGCCGTAAAAAATAACTTAACAATAGAAGAGACCTTGAAGGCTCTAAATAAATAATGGCCATTATAGATTTGAATTCAGGTGAAAGAATAGAGGATGAGTCGACTCGGCCTAGCTTTAAGCCTGCTAATCATCCTTCCCCACAAGGTGGGGTAATTGATTTAGACACAGGAAGTTTTGTAACGGATAATTCTATGCAACCACAGGATAAGATCCAAGAGGGAGGAACTCTTGACGCTGTTATCGAGCCATTACAGGCTATTGGTAGCGGGTTAGCTGGAACTATAGGTGGTGGGATTGCCGGGGCTGTTTCGGCTCCATTTGTAGGGTCTGAAAGAGCTTCTGATATTGTAACAAGCACTAAAAAAGCAGCGCAAGAATTTGGTGCTCCAGAAACGAAAAGAGGGGAGGCCGCATTAAAAACGGTTGGTGACATTATGGAGGCCGGTATTGACATAGCTAGATTCCCTATTTCTGGATTAGCTGGATTAGCTGAACTGCTCACAGGACAAGGACCTGAAAGAGCCGCGCAAACTGTCGAGTCTGTTCAAAACGAAGGGGTAGGGAAGACAGCAGGTAATAGAGCCTTTGAAGAAACGGGTAGCCCTTTGTTTGCTGCTGTAGCAGAGACAACCCCAGAATTGATAGGTTCTATAATCCCAATATCAAAAATAGTAAAAGATAGATCGGCTTTGCAGCAAAAAATAGCTGATCAAATAACATCAGGATCTACCGATAAATCTCTGGCTAACTTTATTGTCGATGGAGCTGGAAGGGTTAAGAATGATAGAGTTGCTAGAGAATCTATTAAGCAAGGATTTGACCAAGGCGTCATTGCAGCAGTTAAAGGCTCCGGTCCTACAGATAAATCCAAGATGTCTAAAATGGTAGACATTTCCAAGAAGGGGAAAGAAAACGCTTTATTTGCAATGAAAAACCGTCCTAGTGATGTTGCTGGGAACTCATTGCTAGAAAGGGTTAACTTTATAAAAAGAGTTAACCGTGACGCAGGGAAAGAAATCGATACGGTTGCGAAGAACTTAAAAGGCCAAAGAGTAGATTTTGAGCAGCCTATTAGTAATTTCATGGAAAATCTAGACGAACTTGGGGTCAGGCTAGATGATAGATTAAGGCCCAACTTTAAAGGTTCAGATATTGAGGGATTGGTTGGGCCTCAGTCAGCTATCGCAAATATAGTTAAAAGATTAGCGAGCGGCCGCAAAGGAGTTCCCCCTGATGCCTTTGAGCTACACCGCATGAAACGTTTTATTGATGAGATAGTGACTTATGGAAAATCAGGCGAAGGTCTTAAGGGTAAAACCGAAAGAATATTAAAACAATTAAGAGCTGATTTGGATGGGGCCTTAGATAGCAACTTTCCTAAATATAATGATGTTAATACAAGATATTCGGACACTGTAGGTGCTTTAGACGCCTTGCAAGACGTTGCCGGTAGAAAGATGGACCTATTCGGCCCTAATGCTGATAAGGCTACAGGAACGCTATTAAGGCGAATGATGAGTAATGCCCAGTCAAGAGTTAATCTTGTCGACGCTGTTGATGGCCTTGAAGCGATAAGTAAGAAATATGGATCTGAGTTTACTGATGATATTTCTACCCAAATGTTATTTGCGGACGAACTAGATAATGTCTTCGGACCTGTTGCTAGAACGTCTTTAGCATCCGAGGTTGGCAAAGGCGTAAAACAAGGTGCGGAAGCAGTTACAGGTCAGCGCACGGCTGTAGGGGCTGCTCTTGAAGCTGGTTCCGCAGTGGTAGAAAAGATTAGAGGAATTAATCAAGAAAATGCTTTTAAAGCAATTACAGAATTATTAAAAAGGGAATGATATGGCATTTGCGCCCGTCCAGCTAGTATTAACCACTTTCGATAACTATACAGGCTATTGGATAAAATTTTACGAGCAGGGAACTGTGACGCCATTATCAATGGCGACAGATTCAACCGGCGGAACTTTAATTGTTCAAGCTGAGATATCGGCGGGAGGAACGGTCCCAATTGGATTTATAAAAACATCTGGGGATGCAATATTAAACCCTCACTTAAATGCAGCATATGATTGTTGGTTGTTTTTAACGGAAGCTCTTGCAACGGCAAACACTACAACTAACGCCATTCAGATAGCTGATAACGTCATAGCTGACCCCGGTGTTGATGCTGACACACTAAGGACTGACCTAGCCAGCATTACCGATGCAACAAAAGGGTCTGCCTTGGTCGGAGTGTTTTTAAGCGCAGTTGGCTGGGTTGGCAGTACGTTATCTATGTGGATATCGTATAGGAATAAGAGCGTTTTTAATTACATGACGGCAGCACAGATAGCTGATGTGCAGGCGAGAACTGCTCTTTTAGACCTTGCTGTGCCTTTGCAAGCTGCTCTGGACAATATGGTGCTTACAGGTAACACATTACAGTGGCCTGCGGGTAAATATTACACCACGCTTGCTCTGGCATCAGTCAAGCACAATATAAAGCTTGAGGCAGAAGGCAAGGGAGAATATGGCACAGGTGCAACAACGACAGCCGGGGCTACTGAGATAGTTACCGATCAAGCCATTTATATTTTCGATTTCGGGTCAGCGTCTACGACGATTCACGGCGGCCCAATGATTGAAGGGGTAGGATTTCAGGACATCAGTGTAGGTGAAAACACCGCACTAGGTGCTATAAGAATTAGGCGAATGAACCACCCCCATATTGTTAATTGTGGGATTAAAAACTTTAAACTGACAGGTGCTACAGGGATTCTTCTTGATGGTACTGGGGATTCAATAATTCTCCCGCATATTTTGGGTAATCAGATTCGATCTGCTGATATTGGATTAAGGACTATATCATCGGTTACGGGAATGATAGTACAGGGCGGATTTATCGCTAACTGTGCCGCTATTGGAATTGATATCTCTGACACTGGAGCTGAGTTAATTTTTTACGGCGCTATCGACGCGTGCCCGATTGGGATTAATTTACAATCTGATGGGTCTTTCATTCGTGGACGATTAGAGATATGTACCGTTGCAGTGACGACCGCTAGAAACAACAATGACATTGGTGGTTTCTACCAGAACAATACGACCGATATTGAATTTACAGGTTCTCAGGCTGGGAATATTATTTCGAATATGACCAAGCCATCGGGTAACCCGGTTATCTCTGGCACGGCTCAGACTCAATTAAACAAATTTAACTTTAGGCACACCGGGTTAATTATTGGTCCCCAACTTAGTGCAGGATCTCTAACTACTGTTAATCATATTATAAGCGCAACAGCTGTGTTAGATTTCCCTAACACCTTAGACGGTGCGGTATCAGATCTAACTATTACCGTAAACGGTGCAGCTGTGAATAATGGTAATGATGTGATACTTGGAATTCCAAACACTTCAGTCCCTGCTGGGGCATGTGGTTATAACGCCTGGGTATCAGCAACAAATACAGTAATAATTAGATTCTGGAATGCTAGCGGCGGCGCATTAAACCCAGCCAGCGGCACATTCAGAGCAACTGTGATTAAACACTTATAATGGCTAACACACTAAACACATGCACAGCTCTAATAGGGTGCGGCACTCTAGGAGCTTGGTTTATGGACTCATTACCGGCGATTGCTGCGGTATTCACGATTGTATGGATGGGGCTAAATATCATATATTTCGTATACTTGCGGATTAAGGAGATACGTAAAGCCTTTAAAGATAGCAAGTAAGGTTTCTTTTTAACCATTCACCCTCTAATCTTTAAAGAGTCCCGAATGTATTATATAAAAACGTGCAAAAGTCGCAATAGCCTTAAATAACTATTTTGGAGATATTATGATCTGGTTAGCGAAGCTCATTAAAAGACCGAAAACGACCATTATAGAATTATTCTTTCTGATTGGATCTTACATTATCGCACTAAAGGAAAAAGAAAATGAAAAAACGTCTGAACACCTTGATGAAGATAATCGCCGTAGCAAGCGCTTTGGTGATCCTGACTAATTGCTCGTCATTAAAGAATAAATGCGAAGATGGCGAAAGATTAAACCTAGTCGATACGACCACTGAAGTCTTTGCGCTGCTTCCTGATAAAGATAAGGTTGATATTATAAAATACAATAAAGAAGCGCGAACGGCTAACGATAATCTAGACGTTCTGTGTAAAAAATAGCTGAAACTTTACAATAAAAATTATTGTAAAGTTATACGAAATCTCTAAAAGTATAAGATATCTCTAAAAATATGAATAACTTTGAATTCGGATGGAAGATCATATTACTCGTTGTAAGTATTGCGGGTGTATGGCTAGCTATAGAAAACGAGGTGATAAATGGTCAGCAAATATACGAAGATATTAGGTCTCTGCTTATTCGCATTACCGGGTTTAAGCTATTCTAGTACGCCCATGAACGACTCTATCGTGATTGATTGCGGTATGATGCACTACATACCTCTTCACGGTTCTACGCCCGCAGAGAAGATCTACAGGGCTTACGCAGACATTCCAGACTCAAGGACTATCACTATTACCATCATCGTTAATTGCAAAGGCCATGCAACTGACGTATCGTATGTCGATTACAAAGATTAACGGAGGATTAACTCTTAAGATGCGATAGTGACAAACATATATACCCTTCTTTCAATCCAAGACCTGAGTGTATATGGGTTATGATAAATATATAGTCTTCGGGGTCAAAAGGGGTATATCTTTTAAAAAATAGGGTGTCGTCTTTCTGGTAGTCCCTATCATTAATTCGGATTTCTTGTTTTTTAGTAC